GCCGTTGATTCCCGCGGCTACGCTGCCGCCGTTATTGCCTTGTCCTGCCGTTCCGGTTCCTGCCGCGCTGTTAAAGGAAGAACCGCCGCCACCGGAGCCGCCGTTGCCGCCCGCGGCGCCGGCCCCGGCCCCGCCACCCTTACCGCCTCCGGTGCTTGTGATTGTGTCGTCGAATACACTGTCATTGCCATTTGTATTCGATGCCCCGCCTGCGCCTATCGTCACGGCATAAGCCTGCACCGCAACGGCATAACTAGCCGTAAGGCTGTCCCTCATGCCACCGGCCCCGCCGCCACCGCCGTTAGAGACACCAGCTAGACCAGAGCCTCCACCAGCCCCGCCGCCGACAACAAGATAGCGGACGTTAGCCACTTATACCCACCTTCCACGAAAGGCTGGGTTCGTCCCATGCGTATGATTTCCCGTCAGTCGGATACGGAACGGGTGCCTGCCACCGGCATGTGGATCCGTCGAGCGTCCAAGACGGGTAGGGCTTGGGAGGGATGAAAGCATCCAAACCCGCGTCGTATGAATACCCGATGCCCGCGTAGTTCTTGCGGATCGAACCTGTATACGAGGTCTGCACCCACAGCGACGGATCGCCTACAGCGCCCGAGTCGATGAACGGCTGCTCGGCTACGATGACTTCCTGAACGACTCCGTTTTCAACCCGCGCAAAGTGGCTCATTCACTGAACCGCAACTTCGCTCGTCGTCCCGTCAGCATGGATGCGCTTCACACCCGCCAAGCGGCCATCAGGACCCTTCAGGCGAACCATCTGAACCACATCCTTCCCGCCCATGCCCTGCACCCTGCCAGCAACGTCAGACAGCGCCTGCGCGATCTGGGCAACGCCCCGGCCCTGTTCCGCGATCTTCTGGCTATGCTCGGCAAGCGTAGGCTGAAGCTTTTGCAAGAGAAGGTCCGTAAACGTGTCCATCGGGCGCTTGCTCGGACCCTCGGGCTTCTCGGCCTTCTCGCCGGTATCAGAAAGCTCACCGACCGCCTTGCTCTCGGCTGAAACGTGCGCTTGCTCAAGACTTGCATTCGCCCCGATCTGCGCAACCACAACCTTTCCTTCGATCTCGGCCCGCACCTTCCACTGTTCGAACTGGAGCCGCATGGCCTCAAGTTGCTTTTCAGCCTCGATCTTCAGTTGCTCGGTCTGTTGGGCTGCAACAAGCTTCATCTGCTCCAACTGCGCCGTTTGTTGGGCTTCCATCGCCTTATGCTGGTCGGCCTGCTGCAACTTGGCCTGTTCCAACTGTGCCTTGTTCTGCTCGGCAATCACCGCAGGATCCGGTGCGGGCGGTGCTTGAGGCTTCGGAGGACCATCTTTCAGCTCGGGATCTGTCCAGAACTGCTCGACCGACTTAAATCCGGCGTTCTCGGCAATCTTCGCCTGTGCGTTGTAGATGTTCTTCGGCGTGACTATGTTCAGTCCGGTCTGGATCAACTGGAACTGCGCATCGGCAATCGCCTTCAGGTGCTCAAGCATCATTTGCTTGTCACCCGTCCCAAGACCCACGTTGATAACCATATCGTAGCCCTCAGACCATTCACGCGGGTCTACCTCTTCATAATCGTCCGTCAGCCGCACGATCATGGGTTTGTTGTGGTACGTCATCAGGCAATGCTGGATCAGCTTGAATATCTGCTTAACCCCAGTCTCAGCGAATACCCGCGCAATCAACTCAATGCGCTGCTGGCTCGCATTCATGATCTGCGAGATGCCGTGAGCAGTCTTGTTCAGGCTGTCCGCGTTCACGCCTTGGTTATAGCGAGTTACACCTGTACGGTTCTCCTTGACCGTGTTCATGTACTCCAAAGCCTGAATCCCATACTGACCCATGAACGGAATCTCTAACGGCTGCGGTGCTTGACTGCCCCAATACCGCACCACGCCACCAGGCCGAACCGTCAGCAGGTCGTCCAGGTTTGCCATCGGTGCGCCTTCAGGCGTCGATTGAACCGCTGTGCGTGGAGCATTGGTCAGATACACGTTGTCCAGCATCTGCCGCGTTAACGTGGTCGCTATCTTCTCCAGCTCCATCACGATTTCAGCGACGGATTTACCGATATGCCGGTGCGTCTGAATGATCGGCGTGCATGAGGCGAACGGAACCACATCCGCCTCTTCGTTCTCAAGAATGACCTTGCCAACCTTCACCACACGGCGAAGCTCTGCAATCCCGTCGCCGTCAAAGTCCGTGCGAATGAACGCCTTCGTCACCCAGACCTTGCGCATCGTCCGGTCCTCGTTGTCCGAGTCCGAATAGTTCAGTTCCTCGTTGTATTGCTTACGCGCCAGATACTCCTGCGAGGTCGATTCCTCCGCATCGTCGCCGCTGGTCGTGACCAGTTCGCTCGTGTCATAGCCGAGTTCTTCTAGTTCGCTGATGGTCTTCTGGAATACCCTTGCGGTGAAATTGCAATCAGCCAAGTCAACGGACTTGTGGCTAACGTCGATCAGCATTTCCTCTGGCGCTACGCTCTCAATCCGTACCCTGCCGTACTCTTCCTCGACCTGAATCTTGACGTCATACAGTTGCGGAACCTGTACGGGAGCCTGCATCGCCCCACCAACAGCCGCCGCCATCGGGTCAGGCGCGGGGAATGTGGGGTCAGGGTAGGAGGTCGCCGCGAGCAGTTCGACCTTCGGTTCGCTCACCAACATGGTCAACTGCTGCTGACTCAAGCCCTGGTAGCTTTCCTTGCGGATGCGCTTAGATTTGTCGTAATACACCTCGACATAGCCATTCTTCTCAAGCAGCGCATCCTTGAAGAACGTATACAGCGTCGAGAAGCCCTGATTCTGCCGGTAGAAAACGTAATTGCAGGCTAAGGTCGATTGCTTCGCGCCCTTCTCGTCTGACTGCCTCTCTGCCCCGAACTCCACAGCCTTGTCACTGGCCGTGAATATCTTCAGCAAGGAGGGCAGAATCCATTCGATAGTGTCGAACACCTCGGAGGTGCGAACCTGCGACCGCCCTTCGATCTCGTTTCCGAGCGGTTCGCCGTTGTAGTGCCTGAGCGCGTCAGCGCGTTGTTGCGCAAGTTCGCCGCGACCGTAGCCTAGAGCGCGCTTCTCCTGCGCTTCGATGATCGAACATAGCTCCAGCTCGCTCATGCCCTTCTTGCTCACGGCCTCGGACTTCTCAAACACTGGCGCGGCCCCGCAGCGTGATCGTCTTGCGCTTCGGCACGAATGCAATGGGATCGAGCCGCCCAATGGCCTCAACCGGACGCTTCTGCATCTCAAGCATCAGCACGCGGTTCTCTAGCGTGCGAAGAGCGGTTTCCAACTCCTTGCACTTTCGATTGAGGGCTAGACTCATACGATTCCTTGTTTCGGGTATTTGATCGGCTTGCCGGTCTTCTGCTCGTTGTAACTGACACACATGAGGCCGAACGCATCAGCGCCGTGACTCGACCAGTCATGTTCAGGCCCAAGCCCGATCCCACGCTGATCGTCTTTCTTTTCGTGATACCAGCCCAACGCATCACGACCGCCCGCAGTCGTCGCTTCGTTGAACCAGATCATCGGGAAGCGCCTTCTCGCGGCCTCTATGCGAGCCTTCGCCGCGCCCTTGCCCTGATTCGGGACTACCGTGACCGTGTAGCCCATTGCGGTAAACACGCTCTGGAACGAGGCGTCGATGATCTTCTCGTTCGTCGCGCCGTCATGCGGTAGCCAGATTTGCGCCTTGCCTGGGCCGTAGCCGTTCTCTCGCAGCCATGCGGCATGAGTCTCTAAGGGTTGCCCTTGCGCCTCGTAGTAGTTCAGGACGCGGATTTCCTTGCCGATGAACTGAGCCACCCACATAGCGAAGGCGTCTGCTTTGGCGCCCGTCCCGCCTATATCCACGAAGACGCGGAGAGCCATCAGCGGGTCGCGGGAGACTCGGGTAATACGTCCCTCGCGCTTTGCCGCCGCTAGATCCTTGGCGAAATACGCGCCCTCTAGCACCGTGGCGTATCCACCATCCCAAATGTGGTCGTACTGTTCCGGAGTGATGCGAAGGCAGTCCTGCCGCTCCTGCTCAAGCACCGCAGGAAAGAATGGGTTGTCCTTCCAGTTCGCCCGAACCACGACAGCACCCGTAGGCAAGCTTTCGCCCCGGAACATCGCATCTACAGGGTCGGTCTTGCGCCTCGGGTTCCAACTAAACCACAACTCAGATCCGTCAGCGCGAATCGTTGGCCGCAGCATCGCAAGCGACACGGCAGAAGCGGTCTGGGCTTCCTCCCACCAGGCCCGCTTGAATCCTTCCAGCGACTTGATTGAATCGGCGGTGTAGTCCTGCATCCCCTTGAAGATCATCAGGCCATCGCCGGGGGTTTCTATGCGGTCTAGGTACGACTTGAACCCGTCAGCCTCGCCCAGACCCAATGCCTTCAGTTTGTCTTCAATCAGGCGCTTGGACGATTCCTTGAGGTCTTTCTGAACCTCACGAATGCAGACAGATCGAAGCCCCTCACCACCGGAGTTACCCGGCTCGGCCATGCTGTCTTCAATCAGAGCCTCGGCAAAGTGGTGCGACTTACCAGAACCTCGCCCGCCCCATGCGCCCTTGTAACGGGCTGGCTTTAGAAGCGGGACGAAGACGCGCGGGGTCTCAATCCTTAGCGTTGTCAACGATTACGCGCTCGATGCGCTGGACGACGCGCAGCGGGTTTTCCTCTTCACCAATGATTGCTTGGGCCGGCTTGCCATCCAGCCGATCAGCCAGCATCCCCAATGCCCACGGCTCACCTAGCGCAGCCTTGTCAAGAAGCTGCTCGGCAGCATCCCGCAGTCGCTTGCTGTCGTCTTGGGCTATGGCGCGATTGAGCGCGTCCATAAAGCGCTTGTGGGTCTTGGTGCCCGAGGGATTCCCGGACTTCCCCGGCTCAAATGGCATTGCAGCGCAGCAAGAAGCAATTGATTTTCATAGTTCAGACTCCCCTTGGGGTTGGTCTAGGGTTGATTAGCGGCGTAATGCTCCCGGTGCCACTCCTGGGCGTGGTCGCAGCGGGCGAACTCGCTGAAGCTCGGGATGCCGATCGTGTAGTGGTAGAGCTTGGCGTCGGGGTTCTTGTGGTACTCACCGACGAGCCAGTTCCACTCTGCCGGCAGTTCCCCGACGAACTCATCGGCCAGCCATTCGAAACGGTGCAGGTAGCTTCCCGGCTTTCCAGCAACGAACTCTGGCGTTAGGCACCGATTCTTGAAGTGGCGGTTGTTCCACAGAACCACGCTGCTCCAGTTCTTGCGCGGATACGATTCGTTCTTGTTGCCGAGGTACTTGATCGGGTGCTTGGTCTGGTAATCGTGCTTCACGACCTGGACCGCTTTGGTGTGGTCCCGCAGGTTCCAGAGCTTGGCAATGTCGTCTGTTACGACCATATCGCCATCAGCGAATATGGCGTGCGTTCCCATGTGGCCCCATCCCATGAGGTAAGGGACTAGGAAGCGGCTGGTAATGAAGTCGTTTGACTCGTCTGCCTTTCTGTCCTTGCCGATCAAGCGGCTCGCCAGCGGGTAGAACGCGACCGGCATGGACGAACGCGAGATTACGGACTGGCAGAAGGTGTGATAGGCGACGGACTCCCTCGGGTCGAAACCGACCACGATGGGAATGACTTCGACCAAGCGTTAGGATCTCCTGTAGATCGGCACTCCGCGCCGTAGCGCCTCGACGGAGGAGGAGGGGCGTAGGCGTCTAGGCGGG